TTATTCGGCCTAGCGGTCGCACTATTCAGCATACCGCTAACGGTAGTCGCTTATGCCCTGTTCATTGTGGGCGCGGCAGTATTTGCCCTGGCGAACGTAGTTGCGGGTTTCGGGGCTTGGATTGCAAAGTGACCCCATGAAAATCGGAGACAAGTTCTGGTTCGCCAGTTACGGCGGGATAGGTGAAGCCGAGTATGTCGGCAATATCTTTGGCGACCATGCGGTCTACAAGGAGTCGGACGGTGGATACCTGATGCATCACCCTACCGACTGGATTTTCAAGACAAAGCGCAGCGCGGCAAGAAAGGCAATAAAGCTAATCGGGGTGAACCTTCGTGACGCTGAAAAGAGCGTTGCCGAGTGTCGCAAGCAAATCGCCGAGTTGGAAGTTATTGCAAAGTGACCAAAGATGAAAAAGCCCACCTCTCGCAAGTTGCTGGACTCGGTTGCATTCTCTGCCGAAAGAATGGCGACTTTGACACACCTTCAGAAGTGCATCATGTGCGCACAGGCGTTGGCGCGGGACGACGGGCAAGCCATTACGAGACAATCCCGCTATGTCCATACCATCACCGCAGCAGTAACGAAGCCCTGCACGTCATGGGGCGCAAGGCATGGGAACGGCACCACGGCACCACGGAGTTGGACTTACTCACATACACCAACAACCTTTTGAGGCGGGCGGCATGACGACACGGGATCGAATGTTGAATTGGGGGCTTTATGTCGGCGGCAAAACTGGCCCCGACAGTTACCCGCCAACTTCTCCAATGTTTAAGGGTGCCAATACCTCGAAATGGCACGAAGAAGGATGGGGCGACGACGAAGCGGCACCGGAGGAAATCCCCCCGCCAATAGACGAGAAAGACGCAATTTACGTCGAGTCCCTAGTCTGCACGATTAAATCCGAGCGCCTGAAATTGGCGCTTTTGATTGAATACGCCTGTGCGCCCAAGAGTTTCCGGTTCAAACGCTACGGCTACACGGAAAGCGTAGATGAAGCCCTGCGATTAATGGACGATCTGCTGACGGGGCAAAGCAAGAAAGCGCAGATATTGCGATTGCTGGCGTCCGGTGAGACAAACGAAACCAAGATTGCGGAACGGGTGGGATGCAGCCAACCGTATGTTGCACAACTGAGGGCGGCGTGACTATAAGTGAAATCTATAAGTCAAAGTGTTGGACAGTCCGCAAATATCTCAATACTCTCGCCAATTGATGGACTCTGCACGTCTATACGAAACGCAAGGTCTAAAAGAATGAGCGCCGCCGCCTAAGCGTTCGCCATCATGCGAAACCCTCTCCACGCTTCCAGTGGGCGCGGCGCTCACCATACGTTAGCAACCGCTGACGTTTCATGCGGAACATTCGACGCGACGAATATCGCGGCTACCTAAAGGTAAGGAAATGGCAGCGCCCGAAGGCAACCAAAACGCCGCAAAAGCTAAACGCTGGACAGCCGCAATTGAACGGGCTTTATCGCGCAAAGCAACCGGCAAACAGCCCGAAGGCGAGCGTTCCGACCTAATGATTGGGATAGACGAAGCCGCCGATGCTTTTGTTGCCCAACTTTTTGAAAACAAAGACTTGGGTAGTTTCAAGGAGTTAGGCGATAGGATCGAGGGAAAGGCGGCGCAAACCCTCGCGGTTGATGCTGATGTGCGAACCAGCATGGTCCAAGCCACGCCGCTAGACGAAGGCTTGTGAAGCTAACGAACCGGCAGGAAGAAGCACAACAAATACTCGCCGGTTCTGCAACACACATCATGCTATTCGGCGGAAGCCGAAGCGGTAAGACGTTCCTGCTAGTCCGCAACTTGGTAATGCGGGCGCTTAAAGCCCCAAAGAGCCGCCACGCAATACTGCGGTTCCGCTTCAATGCGGTCAAAGCCTCGGTTGTCCATGACACCTTTCCCAAGGTAATGGAAACGGCTTTCCCTGGTATTAAGTGGGATTTGAACAAAACGGATTGGTTTGTCCAGCTAGAGAACGGCAGTCAAGTTTGGTTTGGTGGTTTGGATGACAAAGAGCGCACGGAAAAGATACTAGGGCAGGAATACGCCACGATCTATCTGAACGAGTGCAGTCAGATACCGTTCTCCAGCCAAGGGATTGCAGTAACGCGGCTGGCCCAAAAGGTTGACCAGCAAATAGATGGGCGCAGCAACAAGCCCTTAAAACCTCGGATGTATTACGACTGCAACCCGCCCTCAAAGGTGCATTGGTCGTACAAGCTGTTTGTAGAGAAGCGTGATCCTGAGACGAAGAAGCCGGTTTCTGATGTAAACGACTACGCCTGCTTCCAGATCAACCCCGAAGATAACGCCGAGAATCTGACCGAAGGCTATCTCAAGACGCTGGATAGCCTGTCTGCAAGGCTCCAGAAGCGGTTTAAGCGGGGCGAGTTTGCCGACGCGACTCCGAACGCCCTGTTCCATGACGAAGACATAGACAAGTGGCGAAACATCGACGGTGCATTGCCCGACATGGTTCGCATTGTCGTAAGTGTTGACCCGTCAGGTTCCGGCGATATTGACAACGCCGACAACGACGCCATCGGAATCACAGTTGGTGGCCTTGGTACAGATGGCAACGCCTATCTGTTAGAGGACTGCACGGTTAAGGCCGGTCCCGCAACATGGGGCAAGGTTGCGACGGACGCATACGAACGCCACGCCGCAGATATGGTTGTTGGTGAAACCAACTACGGCGGCGAAATGGTCAGGCACACCATCCAGACCTGTAGACCAAGAACGCCGTTCAAGAAGGTCACCGCAACACGCGGCAAGGTGGTTAGAGCCGAACCATTCAGCGCCCTATATGAACAGGGCAAGGTCAGGCACGCGGGATTTTTCCGTGAATTGGAAGATGAATTAGTAGCCTTTTCGACGGTTGGATATACCGGCGAACACAGTCCAAACCGTGCAGACGCATGGATTTGGGCGCTGACAGAATTATTCCCCAGCCTCGTTGCTGAACCCCGCAAACCCAAAGTAGAGAGAAAACCTAAACGCTATTCGGCTCACGGCTGGATGGGCAGATAACCTATGGCCGAAACCAAAGTTGACGACCGTTTAGCCGGCTTCAAGGCTCGCTACAAGGTATTGCAGGATTATTGGTCGGACAATCGTTCTGCGGCGCTGGCCGACATGAAGTTTCGGGCGCTGGAACATTGGCCCGAAAAGCTAAAAAAGCAGCGGGACGACGCCGGCAGGCCAACGCTGGTGGTTGACAAGCTCAACCAATACGTTCGTCAGGTTGTAAATGATGGGCGGCAAAACCGCCCCGGCATCAAGGTGCGCCCGATAGACGACCACGGCGACGACGATGTGGCCGAAGCCTTCCAGGGGATCATTCGCCACATCTGCGACCGTTCAAACGCGGACGACGCGCTTGATACCGCCTTGGAATGCGCAGTGGTCAACGGGTTTGGTTTTTTCCGGGTGTTGACCGAATATCTGCACGAACAGACGTTCGATCAAGAGATTGTAGTGCAGCGGATCAGCAATCCGCTTGCGGTATTGTTGGGACCACATCAAAAGGCCGACGGCTCGGACGCCCCTGACGGCTTTATCGTTACCGACATTGAAAAAGCTGAATTCAAGGACAAGTGGCCCAACGCCAAAGAAACGAATTGGGACGAGGACAAGTTCCATGATGGTTGGGTTACGGATAACTGCGTAACGGTTTGCGAATACTTCTATAAGGTTGAAGAACAGACCGCATTGCACCTGATGGCCGATGGCACGTCGGTCACGGACGAGGAATATCAGCGCACCATTGCCGACATTCCGCCCGAATTGGTGCCGAAACCGATAGAAACGCGGACAGTTCCGGTTTACAAGGTGAAATGGTGCCGCTTCACCGGCGGCGAAATACTGGAAGAGCGGGATTGGCTGGGCAAGTACATTCCAATCGTTCCCGTGTATGGAAACGAGTTCGACATTGAGGGCAAGAAGCAGTATTCCGGCCTGATTCGCGCGGCGAAGGACGCGCAACGGCTTTACAACTATTCCCGAAGCGCCTACGCCGAACGGGTTGCATTGACGCCAAAGTCGCCCTGGGTCGCGCCAGCAGAGGGAATTGCCGACTATCCGGAATGGGAAGATGCGAACGAAGAGAATTACTCTGTTCTGCGCTTCAACTACAAGGACGAGTCCGGCAACCCGATCCCGCCGCCGCAAAGACAAAGCGCCGCCGACATTCCCGAGGGGTTTGCGCGGGATATGCAGTTGGCCGAGCACGACATTCAGGCCTCGATGGGGATGTATAACGCATCTCTTGGTGAAAAGAGTAACGAGAAGTCAGGCCGGGCAATCATGGCCCGCCAGCGTGAAGGCGACACCGCCACATTCCATTACCAGGACAACCTGAATCGGGGTGTGCGGTATTTGGGCCTGATCCTGGTTGACTTAATCCCGAAGATTGTCGGGTATCGCAAGGCGCAGCGCATCCTTGGCGAAGATGGCGAATCGGAAACGGCGGAAATCAACCCGAATCTCGATAAGGCCGTTGAAAAGCTTGGCAACAAGGTAATTTATAACCTGAATGTCGGTGTATATGACGTTTCGGTTTCCGCTGGCCCTAGCTATACCACTAAGCGGCAGGAAGCATCGGAAGCGATGATGCAACTAATCCAGACCAACCCGCAGTTGTTTGGCGTGATTGGCGATCTGATGATCCGAAACATGGATTGGCCGGGGGCCGAGGCGATTGCAGACAGGTTAAAGCTGCTCCTTCCGCCGGAAGTCAAACAGGCCGAACAACAACAAGGACAACAACCGCTGCCGCCCGAAATTCAAGCGGCCCAGCAGCAAATACAACAAGCCAGCCAGCAACTAGAGCAGGCTCACGCACAACTGCAACAGGCAGCGCAACAGGTGCAGCAGGAGCAGGCGTCGGTGAATGCCGACAAATCCAAGTTGGATGCCGCGCGCGCGCAACTGGACGCGTCCCGTCACGAACTCGACTCAGCAAGCAAGGTGTTGATGGCGCGGTATCAGGAGTTGAGCGCCAAGCTGGAATTGCAGGCAATCAAAGCCGCACAGGTCGTCCCGCCGCAGATGCCGCCGGTGACAGACGAAACGGCGATAGACCCAACCGCACCACCGGGCATCGTGCCGCCGCAAGGCGGTTTTTTTACGCCCGAAAACCCACCAGCGGGCTAGCTGGGATTCCTTGAAGGAAATGACGAATGGCAGAGTTTGAGCCAGGGGCGGTCACGCCCGCAGTAGACACGCCAGCGGTAGCGGATACCGCGACAGCGCAGGAGGTTACGGCAACCCCTGACGCGCCGCAAACGCCGGAGCCAGAACCCGAAAAGATGCTTTCTCAGTCCGAAGTGGACAGGATCATCCAAAAGGAAAAGGCAAAGTTACAACGCAGGGCCGAACGGGAAGCACAGGAACGCGAAGATCGCATCCGCCGCGAGGTGGAAGCGCGCGTTCAAAAAGCCCAACCCGCCGCCCCTGAAATTGACGGGCCACAACCATCACAGTTCAAGGATTACGAAAGCTATACCCGCGCGCTGGCGCAATACGAGGCACGAAAGCTGTTTGAGTCGTACAGACAAGAGACTCAGCAGCAACAGCAGCAACGTATCGCGCAAGAGCGTGCGCAGGCCATCTTGCCAAAGATCAAAAGCGCCGCCGAAAAATACGAGGACTTCAACGAAGTCGCAACGTCTTTTGACGCGCCGCCCGCGATGCAAGCCGCCATGCTCGATTCCGATATTGCGGGGGAATTGTATTACTACCTCGGACAACACCAGGACGAGTTGGCGCGAATTGCATCGCTCCCTGAAATTCGGCAAGTGCGCGCGATTGCAGACCTTGAACGGAAGTTGTCGGCGCCGCCGCCCAACACCCCAAAACCGCCGGCCCCCATCGCGCCGTCTGCCGCAAACGCAACCGTGAAGAAAAGCACGTTCGATTTGCCGTGGAAAGAGTTTGTTAAGCAGCGCGCGAAAGAGTTGGGACGCCGATAAGCCCGAAAGGGCTTTTTTTTTCGTCTACGAAAGGCTTAAACCATGAGTAATACCCTGCTTAGCATTGATATGGTGACAAAGGAGGCTCTGCGCATCGCGCATGAAAAAGCCACCTTTATCAAAACCATCAACCGCGATTTTGACGACTCGTATTCCAAGACGGGCGCCAAGATTGGCGATACGCTGCGCGTTCGCAACCCGAATCAGTACATTCGCCGCGCCAATTCCCGCATCATGTCGGTGCAGGATCAGAACGAGAGCACGCAATCCCTCACCGTCGCAACTCAGGACGGCGTGGATATGAAATGGAACAGCGCCGAACGCTCGCTGACCATTGACGAATTCTCGGCGCGTTACCTGGAGCCCGCCATGTCGGTGCTGGTGTCGAACATTGACGCCGACATGCTGACTGCTGCAACCAAGGCCACTTATAACGTAGCCGGCACCGCCGGCACCGTCGTTGGCGCGTCGAACGACATTTCCGCGCTTGGTGCCGCCCGCGCCAAGCTGAATTCCTATCTTGCACCCAAGGACAAAAACCGGAACGTGCAAATGGATTCGGTGACGATGGGATCCGTTGCCACGGCGATGAAGGGCTTGTTCCTGCCGCAAAATCAGATCGAGGACGCGTTTGTCGAAGGCTTCGTTGCGCGCACCGCAATGGCGGACTTCTACGAAAACGAACGCACCTGGACGCTGACCAACGGCAACGACGTTACCGGCACCACGGACGCCGCTTCACTTGTGACCGATGGCGGCACGACGGTTGATATGCATACGACCGTTGCCACTTCCGCGCAGGTGGTCGGCCAGGTGTTTACCATTGCCGGCGTCTATGCCTGCCACCCGGAAACCAAGCAGTCCCTTGGCTTCTTGCAGCAGTTCGTGATTACCGCCAAGGATTCGCCGTCTGCCAACCAGACGACCGTTTCCCCGGCGATTTATCTCGGCCTGTCGTCCACCACGGCGGCAAAGCAAAACGTGTGTAAGTCGGATGGTTCTAAACTGGCGCTGACCGATTTTAACTCGCAAACGCTGACCTTCGTGGGAGCGGCCTCTACCTCGCATCGGCAAAACCTGATGTATCACAAGGACGCCTTTACGTTCGTCACCGCCGAGCTGCCGCTGATGGCCGAGTCCGAAAAGTGCCAGCGCATGACGCAAGACGGGCTGAGCCTTCGTGTGTGGCAGGGCGCCGATATTCGCAACGACGAACTCCTGTTGCGTATCGACATTCTGTATGGCTTCCTGGCGATGCGTCCCGCCTGGGCCTGCCGGATCACGAACTAATCACCCCATCAGGGGGCTTCGGCCCCCGCTTCTTTTAAGGAAAACACTATGGCTATTCCAGTCAGTTATGAAAACCTTGCCTACAACGCGCCGGATGGTGCGCTGATCGGCGCGGCAACCTCCAACAAGGTTGCGTTTTACGGCACCACGCCCATTTCGCAACGGGCCGGGTCTACACAGGCCACTTCGCTTTTGTCCACCGCTTCCAGCACGGCAATCGACACGCTCACCAAGGCGGCGATTATCGAAATTATGAACACGCTGCAAGCGATTGGCATTTGGAAGGGCGCCGCCTAATTGAAGGTGGCAATTTGTTGTCCGACGCGGGATAGACCTCACCAGGCATTTTTGGATTCCCTGGAAGCGTCTATCCCGCTTCTCGACGCAAAGGGTTACGACCACAAGGCAACCTTTCAAATTGGTTGCCCCTACATTTCCGCCGCCCGCGCCACCATGTTGCGCAAGTCGATGATATGGGGCGCGGACGTGTTTATATTCCTCGACGATGATGTGTCATGGAAGCCGCAAGACCTGATCGACCTGATTGAAGCCGAAGGTGATGTAGTAGGTGGCACCTATCGGTTCAAGTCCGAAGAAGAAAATGTGTACATGGGCTTTATTCTGACCGGCCCCAACGGGCGCCCCATGTGTCGCCCCTCGGACGGCGCGATTGAAGCCCACCGCCTGCCCGCCGGTTTTCTCAAGGTGACAAAGGCGGCGATTGAAAAATTCATGCGGGACTATCCCGAACTCATCATTAACGCCGATGAGAATGGATTTGAATCGCCTGACCTGTTTAACCACGGCGTACACAAAGGCATTTGGTACGGGGAAGATTACGCCTTTTGTCGCAACTGGCTCGACAAGGGCGGGGAACTTTGGCTCCTGCCAAACCTGGACTTGGACCACAACGGCAAAGACAAGGTGTGGCGGGGAAACCTTCACAAGAGGTTGCTTGAATCCCCGTCAAACGCGCTCAAGGAGAGGCTTTGAAGGTACTGCACGCAGGATGCGGCGGTGAAAAAATACCCGACATTTTCAACGGGTTTGAGGAAGTCAGGCTGGATATAAACCCCGCGATGAAGCCGGATGTTGTCGCCAGCCTTATCGACATGGGAGATATTGGACCGTTTGACGCGGCGTATTGTTCGCACACGCTCGAACATCTTTATCCCCATCAGGTGAATTGGGCATTACGCGAATTCTATCGCGTGCTCGCGCCGCATGGTTATCTCATGCTGATCGTTCCCGATTTGCAAGATGTGAGGCCCACCACGGAAATTGTTTATGAATCCCCGAGCGGGCCGGTATGCGGGTTGGATATGTTTTATGGCGGGTGCCGCCTGATTCAAGACAACCCGTGGATGGCGCATCACTGTGGTTTTACCAGCGAAACGCTAACGGACGCGCTGCACATTGCGGGCTATCCGTCGGTTCGCACCGAGCGCAGCAATTTTAATCTTGTGGCAATAGCGAGAAAACAATGACATTGCGATTTCCGATTCGGATGAAACACGAATACCACGGCTTTACGCACGCCTACGACCACAACGACCTTGTGCGCCTTACAAAAGCCGGATGGGAAAGCGAAGAGGCGGAAAAGAAGCAAGAGGAAAAAAAGAAACCAGGACGGCCCCCGAAGGGTGATTGATGGCAACCGCGCAAACGATCATCACCCGCGCCATCCGGCTCATCGGCCAGATTCCGTCCGGTGATTCGCCCTCGTCCGACGAATCTAACGACGGGCTGACGGCATTGAATGCAATGCTGGATTCCTGGCAAAACGAAAAACTGTTGTGCTACGCCATCCGCGACGAATCCATTGCGCTTTCCGCCACCAACACCAGCAAAACCATCGGCCCCACCGGGGATTTGGTTTCAACGCGCCCGATAAAGATCGAGGGCGCTTACGTCACGGTGTCGAATTACAATTACCACGTTCGCATCATCAACGAACTGGAATGGGCATCAATCACGGCGCGTTCTACCGTGGCCGCATGGCCGGATCGCATTTACTACGAGCCGGACATGACGAATGGCACGATTTATCTTTATCCGGTGCCGAACGCCTCTTCGACCCTGCACGTTTTAACCAGGACGCCGCTGACGGCATTTTCGACGCTTTCCACGACGGTCAGTTTGCCGCCGGGATGGGAGCGCGCTCTCACCTTTAATTTGGCGCTGGAAATCGCCTCAGAATATGAGGACGCCAACCCGCCGCCGTTCGTTGTGGCGACTGCCGCAAAATCCCTTGCGGCGATCAAGAAAGGGAATTCCCGCCCGCTACGCGCCTATACGCAACTGGGGCCGATGTTTAATTCTCGCCGCTCCAACATCATCACCGACCAGCCGTAATGCGTATCCCTCTCGCCATTTCCCTCGAAAGCCGCGACGGAACCACCACCAAAGACGCCAGAATTAACAACGGGCTGATCGAAGTAAAGGGCGATCAGTCGTCGGTCAGGCGCAGGCCGACACTAACAGATATTGGGCTGGTAAAGACAGGAACGGCCCAGCTTCTTGAAAACTGGAAGGGGATCCGCTCGGTTATTGGTGATTATTTCTGTTCGGGCTATGCTCCTAGCGCGGGCTATACGAATAACACGACATGGAATAGCGCGGATAAAGCGGGAACTGTCACATTAAGTGGCGGCGACCTCACGTTTACCACGACCGCCGCGGGGGGGCGGGTTAGAAGTATCGCCAGCATTTCGTCGGGCTTTTGGTATTACGAAGTGACAGTAAACACCCTGGGAAATTTGGGCGTTGGTTTTGCTGGGGCAGGGGCAACGCTAGGTGGGGCGGGCGACTATAATTTTGCAATCATCTATTATAACGGCGCCGGCGGGGCGTTGTATGGCGCCGCCGGAACAACCGTCTATGTTGATTCTTTTACAGTTGGCGACAAGTTAGGCTGTTTTGCGGACGTTGCGGGCAAAACTATAGTTTTTTCTAAGAATGGCGTTACGTTAGGGAGCCTATCCGGAGCAGACTTTCCCAGCGGGGCCATTTATGCTTATGGCGGGGGGATTGGCGCGGCGGTTGCGGCCGGAACCGCCAACTTCGCCGGGCCATTTACCTATACGCCCGCCTCCACGCAGGTCGCGCTAACCACTGCTACGGCAAATATGCCCTATCAGTCGGCGTTCAGCAACTACACCGCCGCCACGCAGTATTTGATGATTAAAAACGCCGATAACGGGTGGACGATTCCCGTTAGCGGCACGCCGACGAAAATAGCCGACGCAGATTATCCTGGCAACTATTCTCCCGCGCGGCAGACGGTGCCGGGGATTGTCTATCTTGACGGCTATTTTCTCGTCATGGACACCTATGGGCGGGTGTATAACTCTGCGATTGACGACCCGACCAACTGGACGGCGCTGGGATATTTGACCGCGCAGAACGAACCCGGTAATGCGGTGGCGCTCGGGAAAACACAGAACTATGCAGTTGCCCTCAAGGAATACAGTACCGAATTACTTTACGACGCCGCTAATCCCGTAGGATCGCCGCTGTCGCCAGTAGATAATGGCTTCCTCAAGGTGGGATGTGCTTCGGGAACGTCGGTTGTCACCTGGAATGAATCGCTGATTTGGATTTCTCAGTCGAAACAGGAGGGGCGCGGGGTTTATGTCTTGCGGGGCATTCAGCCGCAGAAGATTTCTACGCCGGATGTAGAACGCATCCTGAATAAAGACAACCTGTTTACCGTGTACGCTTACGCGGCACGGCTCGACGGGCACGATCTCTACATCCTGACGCTTGTAACCAGCAACATCACGTTGGTTTATGACTTCAGCAGCAATATGTGGTCAACCTGGTCGAGTCTGACCGCGACCACCACGTTTAAGGCCTCCTCGATTACGCGCGTGAATCAGGATGCCACAGTGGTTACACAAACCCCGCACGGCATGAGCGATGGCGATCCGGTCTATATGACGGGGTGGAATCAGGCTGAATATAACGGCTACTTTCAGATTTCCTATGTGGATGCATCCACCTTCAAGATAAAAGTGTACGGCTCCCCGGCAACGCCAGGAACCACGGCATCTTCCGTGACCTGCACGCCCTACATTGAAAGCTATTTCAAATTTACCAAGTATGTGAATTATTCGGGATACGACTTGGTGTTGCATGAAACGGACGGGCATCTTTATTACTTCTTGCCGGGGGGCGGACAGGACAATCTTATCCCGGTCAATTTTGCGCTACGCACGCAACGGTTGGACGGGGGCAGCAACCAAAGCAAGAAAAATTCCAGCATTACGCTGGTGTGCGACGCCATTAATTCCTACGCAATGATCCGTTGGGCCGATGATGATTACGCCACGCCCTGCGCTTACAAGTTTATCAATCAGTATTTGCAGAAGCCGCAATTCCGGCGCGCAGGATCGTTTCGCCGGCGCAGCTACGAACTGCGCTATACGGGACAGACCGCGCCAAGACTTAACGCCTTAGAACTGGAAATCACCCAATGAACGACCGCCTGAATCAACTCAAGCAGTACATGGATTTTTTCAATCAAAACAACCTTGGGCCGGGGCCGGCGTATGTCGGCAGGGATGGCGGGCGCGTCGAACAGGGTGGTGCCGTTGCCTATACGCCCATGTTTGCGGCAAATTGGGCAAACGATCAGATTCGCAATGGCGCACTCAACGACGCGATGGAGCAGGCGCGAGTGGTGCCAAATTTCTTTGGCGGGGCGCCGCAGTCGGGATTTACGCCGAGCCAATATCAGCCGCCGCAATATACGCCGGGTGGCGAAAACCCCTATCAACCGCGCGCCGCGCAACTGAACAACGATCCGCGCGCATGGACGAATCAACTTGCCGCGCTGCGGAGGGTTTATGGCTGATTATGGTTTTAACCCCTATGCCAACAAGTTGCAAGATTATCTCAATAACCCCGGCTCGTTTCAGGCTTCGCCGGGCTTCCAGTTTGCCTTGCAAACCGGGCTGGATGGCGTGCAACGAAAACTCGCCGCCGGCGGCATGAGTGACAGCGGCAACGCGCTAGCAGAACTGACCAAATACGGAACCGGGCTGGCTTTGCAGGAATATGGCAACACGCTCGACCGCCTGGGAAATTTCGCCGGGCAACAAAATCAGTTCAACTTGGGGAACAAAACCGCCGACAACGCCTATTCGCTGGGGCTTCAACAAAACGCCAACCAAGCGCAAAAAAACTGGTGGGACTACGATTTGGAGCTAGGCCAGAACGCAAACCAGGCGGCGCGCAACCAAAACGATTTTAATCTCGGCCAAGATCGTAACCAAATTGATTGGTATAACGCCGGCACCAATCGCGGAAGCGCCCAATCCACGGATTACTACCGGGGGCAGGACAATAACCGGCTCTGGCAACAGTTCTATCGCGGGGGCCGATAATGCCACTTAGCTTACGCGGCGGCGATTTGCAGCCGGACATAAATGCGCTGAAGGAGCTGATGCGGCGCGGGTTGTTGAACGAGTCCGACCTCCAGAACATCAGCGTCAGTTCGTCGGCTCCGAACGCGCTGGGACAACTCTTTGCCTCGCAAGTCCCGCAACAAGCCCCGGCGGTGCAACAGACCCCGCAGTTTGATTTGAATGGCGTCACCCCCGGCGCCGGCTATCAGGGACTTCCTTCGGGATATGGGGTTATTCAACAAACCAATGAAGATGGCACCACCAATCCGGTACAGCAACTTCGCCCCAAAATCCCCATGTCGCCAGCGGCGCAGGCGCAATTTGGCGAGCAACAGCCGCCGCAAGTAAAAACATACGGCTTTGGAAACGGCACATTGACCGACATGGGAACGGACAATACGCCGGTGCAGGCGGATATTTCTCGTCCCGGCGTGGACATTCCCGGCTTGGGCAAGGGCTATTATTCCAAAGACGGGCGCTATGCCGTGGGAACCGCTGCGGACGGGACACAATGGAAGGCGCTGTTGGGTTACGATCCGCAGGCCTCCTTTGAGTTGACCAAGCGCAACCTTGATTTGCAAAAAGAACGCCAAGGCATTGCCACGGACGCCTTGCAACAACAACACATCCAAGAACAAATCCGCGCGTCCAAGGCCAACAACCCCGATTTTATGAACCTCGCCGGGGGTGAGGGCAACCTTGCGTCTAGCGGGTTGACGGGGGAAGATTTCCTGGCAACGCTACCGGCGGGTGTTGCGAACACCGTTAAGGCGATTGCCGACGGAAAAATGACGCCGCCGCGCACCATTAACGGCAAGATTAACCCCCTTTTGGTGATGGTGACGCAGTATGACCCCACCTTTGACGCCACGGACTTTGCACTGCGCAACAAAACCGCCCAAGACTTTTCCAGCGGCGGGAAGTCCGGGCAAAAGGTGCAGGCGATCAACCTCGCGTTGCATCACGCCGCCCAAGTTAGTGACGCCATCGACGCATTGAACAATTCGGACACCCTGCCGGCGCTTATCAATCCGGTGGTGAATACGTTTGAACAAAAGGTGCTAGGCGACACGCGCCAAGGGGTTTATCAGCAAAAAGCCAACGCGCTGGCTGAAGAACTCAAGAAAATTTATGCCGGCGCCGGAGGTGGTACGCTGGCACAGTTGGAAAATTGGCAGCGGTCGTTTGACCCGAACGCGGGCAAGGCCCAACAGCAAGCCTACCTCAAGGGCGGCATGGAACTGTTGCAGGGGGCAATCAATTCCCTTCAAGAAAACTACACGCGCGGGATGGGGGCGCGCGGCGATTTTGGCAAACTGATCGCCCCTTCCGCACAGGAGGCGTTGCAAAAACTGACGGGCGGCGCTTATGGGGGTGGAGCGCAGACACCCGCCAACACACCCGCGCCAGCCACCGGCCCAGCCGCCGCGATTCCTGCCGCAGCCATCCAATATCTAAAAGCCAATCCCGGCATGAAAACCGCGTTTGATATGAAGTACGGCCAAGGCGCCGCTGCGCGGGTGTTGGGTCAATAATGGCAAATCC